GCCCCATATGCAGAGGGAGAGTTTAGTGCTGCCAAAGGTGCAGGCTCTATATCTGTAACAGGTAATATAACAGGATTAAAAGTATTTAGAGAACAACTTTATATATTCTGCGATAACGCAATATTTAGATTGGTAGGAAACAGTATATCAGATTTTCAAATGCAACCAGTTACAACTAATGTAGGATGTATTGCACCACAAAGCATACAAGAGGTAGGTGGTGATATTATTTTTCTAGCTGCTGATGGTTTAAGAACTGTTGCAGGTACAGAAAAAATTGGTGATGTAGAGCTAGGTGTTATATCTAGACCTATACAAAGAAGATTTACAGAATTAAATTATAGCACTGTAGCAGATAAAATAAATTCTGTAGTTATAAAAGCTAAAACACAATATAGAATATTTTTTTCAGATCAAGGTGCTGAAGCAGATTGTAAGGGAATTATAGCTGTGTTTAAAGGTGATAAGTGGGAGTATTCCGATATAAGAGGAATAAAACCTAACTGTGCAGATAGTGGTTACATAAGTGATGTAGAAACTACAGTGCATGGTGGTTATGATGGTTACATATATAAACAAGAAACAGGAAGTACTTTTACAAACGCTTCTGATGATACAATAAGTATGGAAGCTAGATTTAAATCAGCACACTTAACTATGGGTGATCCTGGAATTAGAAAAAGGTTTCACAGAGTAATATTAAACTACAGACCAGAAGGTTCATTAGCTACTAACTTAGGTTTAGAATATGACTTTGGTTCACAAGATGTACTAAACCCAAACAGTATACCATTTACAGAAGTTGCAGATTTAGCTTTATATGGTTCATCAACATATGGAAGTTCAATATATGGTGGTGCAGAATTTATACTAATTAGACAGCCTATAACAGGTTCAGGATTTGCAGTAGCAGTCCAATTTACGGAAAAACAAAATGAAACCTCAGCACCTTATTCATTAAGAGGTTTTAGTTTAGAATTTGCAGCAGCAGGTAGGAGATAAGCAATGGCAGGTTATTCAGCAAGACAATCAACCTTTACGACTGGAGATACTATTACAGCAGCTCATAGTAATAATGAGTTTAATGCTATATTAGCAGCTTTTCATGTAAGTACAGGTCATAAACATGATGGTAGCACAGCAGGTGATGGTGGTCCTATATCTACATTATTTAGTAATGCTATCAGTATGGGTACAGGTGCTGACACAGATATAGCAGTTACATTTAACGCTAACTCTAATGATGGTGTTATTACTTGGATGGAAGATGAAGATTACTTTCAGTTTTCTGATGATTTACTATTAAGCACCACAGAAAAAATACAATTTAGAGATACTGCAATATACATCAATTCTTCTGCTGATGGACAATTAGATTTAGTTGCTGATACAGAAATACAGATAGCTGCCACTACTGTAGACATAAATGGTAACGTAGATATATCAGGTTCTTTAACTTTAGGTGGCACTACAATAACTTCTACAGGTGCAGAACTTAACATACTTGACGGTGTTACAGCAACAGCCACAGAATTAAATATTTTAGATGGTGTAACTTCAACTACGGCAGAACTTAACATACTTGACGGTGTAACTTCTACTACTGCAGAACTTAATATATTAGATGGTGTTACGTCTACTGCAGCAGAATTAAATTTAGTTGACGGTATAACTCCAGGTACAGTTACAGCATCAAAAGCTATTATAGTTGACTCAAACAAAGATTTAACTGGTATAAGAAATTTAACTATTGCAGGCGATCTTACCATATCTGGTGATGATCTTACTATGGCTACCAACACTGCAGGTAATTTACTCATTGCCGATGGTACAAACTATAATCCTACAGCAGTAGGCGATTTATCTGAAATATCAAGTGTTGCAAGTGATGATGTTTTATTAGCTGTAGATACTTCTGGCGGTGGTTTAAAGAAAATAACAAGAAGCACATTAGTTTCAGGTCTTGCTACATCTTCTGGCATAGCTAATCTTGCAGAAGATTCTACTCCACAATTAGGTGGCGATCTAGATGTAAATGGTAATGGTTTAGTTTCTACATCTAACGGTAACATAACTCTTACACCAAATGGTTCTGGCGTTGTAAGAATAGATGGTTCTAATGGTATTGATATGCAGTCAGGTTCTATATCAATTAAAAATTCTGGAACACAATCATATGTAAGATTTTATTGTGAATCTAGTAATGCACACTACGCACAGTTACAAGCTCCTGCACATGCTAATTTTGGTGGTAATATAACTTTAACTTTACCTGCAGCTACTGATACACTTGTAGGTAAAGCAACAACAGATACTTTAACAAATAAAACTCTTACAAGTGCTGTATTAAACACTGGGGTTTCAGGTACTGCTGTAGCTGACGAAGATGACATGTCTTCTAACTCAGCAACTAAACTTGCTACACAACAATCTATTAAAGCTTATGTAGATGCTCAAATTACTGCAGAAGATTTAGATATTACATCTGATAGTGGCACTATAGCTATTGATTTAGATTCTGAAACTTTAACTATAGCAGGTGGTACAGGTATTGATTCTAGTGCTACATCTAACACAGTTACATTAGCTATAGATAGTACTGTAGCTACATTGAGTGGTTCTCAAACATTAACAAACAAAACTATAGATGCAAGTCAACTCTCTGGTACAGTTGCAAATGCAAGATTAGACGCAGAATTACAAGCTATTGCAGGACTTACATCTGCTGCTGACAAAGGCATACAATTTACAGGTAGTGGAACTGCAGGTGTTTACGATTTAACCGCAGCAGGTAAAGCCTTACTAGATGACGCAGATGCCGCAGCTCAAAGAACAACATTAGGATTAGGAACTGCTGCAACTCAAGCTGTTGGAACATCTGCTAGTAATGTTGTACAATTAGACGGTTCTGCTAAACTACCTGCCGTAGACGGTTCGGCATTAACAAATTTACCTCCGTCAGGTGGTGTAGTAAGTTTAGTTGCAGATGGTAATATAGCTATCAGAAAACCAGTTATACTTACTGCAGCAGGTAAGGCAAAACAAATTGCTGAAACTACAACAGTAGCTTCTGATCCATCTACAAAACTAGCAGACCTAGACGGCTCAGATACTACCAATAGTACAGTTCATACAGAATACGAACCTACTTCTGGAAAGTTTGTTATGTTATATAAAGATACTTCTAATAGTAGTTATCCTACTATAGTAGCAGGAACATGGGATGACAATAACACAGGCTCTATAACATGGGGTACTCCAGAAGTTTTAAATTCTGCTGCAACAACAGGAGGTGGGTTAGCTCTTGCTGCAGGTAATGGTCGTATTCACGCTACATACCAATCAGGTTCTCCAGGGAGTGGTAATTTAAATTTAAGAACTGCTACAATAGGTTCTGATCTTACATTTAGCGGTTTTAGCACAGCAGTAGATACTTTTGGTGACGACCAATCAGGAACATATAGTGGTGCAGTACAACTAGCTTTTGATACAAGCACTAATTATTTAATAACAACATATACAGATGCTACAGATGGAACTGGTAGTTTTTATGCTATACCAATACATATTAATGGCACAACATACACTACAGGTAGTGCTTCTACAATACACTCAGGTGCACAAGCAGATTATAGAGTAGGTTTAGTTTTTGATCCAGATACTAATAGAACAATTCTAGCATATAAAGATAATTCTAATAGTGGATATACTACTGTTAATGTTATACAATCATCAGGAACTTCAGGCTCTCCTTCTTTAACTGTTGGTTCTGATGTTGTTGTAGATAGTAGTGGAGGCGGTACTACATCTTTAACTTATGATACTACAAATAATAAAGTATTTTTAACTTACGAACTTGGAGCAGACCCAGAAATATTTGGAGCTATAGGTACGGTAAATTCAGGAACTAACTCTATATCTTTTACAACTCCTGCTACTATTATAGATACAACTTCTAGTTATGAACATTTTGATACGGTTTATTTTGAAGATCAAAATAAAATATATTTTGTTTATAAAGATAGAGATGCAGGAGATGATTTAACTTATAAAATTATTACTCCAGGTGCTTCTTCATTTAGTGTAGGTAGTGCTGTAGAGGTATCTGAAAATCTACATAATATGAGACCAGGCAGTGCTTCTGCAGGTGTAGGTAAAGGTGTTTTGTTTGGTTTAGAAGATTATGGTGATAGCAGTAAAGTTGCCTATCTTAGTTTTTATAATGCTTCATCTACAGCATCAAATTTAGACAATGGAAACTATCTAGGTATAGCTGCTGAAGCAATATCTGATACTGCTACAGGTAAAATAAATGTTATTGGTGGTACAAGCACAGGACATTCTTCTCTTACTATTGGCAACCACTATTTTACAAATGGTGCAGGCACTATTGGTTTAGTAGGTAATACTACAGGAGAACAATATCTTGGTAGAGCTATATCAGCAACAGAAATACAATTATTAGAAAACGAAGGTTATCTATATGGTACAGCAGAAGGTGCAGTAACAGCAGGTAAACCTGTATTTGTTGAAGCAGATGGTGATTTTTTAATGCCAGTATCAACTACAACAACATATACTCATTCTGCAGGTACTGCTACTGAAATATTAGACGGAAATGTTTCACGAAATATATCTACTTGTTACGCTGCAAATGTAGATAGATTTGTTGTATTATCTGAAGATAGTAATGTATCAAAAGTAAAACTAGTAACTGTGGGTTCTGATAATGCTGTTGCAGTTGCAGCAACTGAAACAATAAACAGCACAGCTTATGCTCACGAACAAGGAATTATTGATTATGATGTAACTAATGAAAAAGTTTTATTAGTATATAAATCAGGAACAAACTCTAATGATTTAAGATGTAGAGTTTTAACAATAGGAGCAAGTTCAGTTTCAGCAGGAAGTGAAGTAATTATTGATGATTCTAACTATACAGGAACAGACATGAATCTTTGTTACGATACTACAAATAGTAAATTTGTTCTTTTTACTCGTGACCAATCTAACAGTAATTACCCAACAGCTTATGTAGGTTCTATATCAGGAACAACACCTAGTTTTGGTGCAGCACAAGTTGTTACATCATCAGCCGCAGGTGTTTGTTTAGATAATGCTTTTGGCGGTGATAAATTTTTATTTTCATACAGAGATGGAAGTAATGATTTAGCAATTAAAGCAGCAACCCTTTCAGGCACTACTTTAACTTTTGGAAGTGAATATGAACTTGATGACGAATACCCAAGCACTAACAACGGTTATCAAGACTCTATGTGCTATGTAGAACCTGCGGATTTATTTGCTGTTGGCTATGATATTAGTGGTGACACTGTTAAATTAAAAGGTGTTAAAGTTGCTGACGATAGGTCAATACTTATGGGTTATGAAACAGGAGAAAGTAGTTCTGCTAATACTAATACTACAACAGGTAATATGAACAATGCAGCAACACCAAGAAAGGTAGAAACACTAACTGTACCTATGGTTTATAGAGATGATAACAACCGTATTAAATATGATGAATTTGTTTTTACAGAAGCTTCTGGAGAAGTTGTTGGTTTTAAAATTAATAAAGTTGGGTATATTAATCTTAATAACGATACTAATTATCATACAAGTATGGCACAGGCAGGGGCAGCTCAAAATTATAGAGGGTTAATATGCTATGAAGATGACGATAATGATATAGAAAGTTACGGAATACACCCTGTAGGTACAAGAACAACAACTACACTCCCATCAGGAGGTAAAGGTTTTATAGGAATTGCTACTAAAACAGTTGCAGACAACGCACAAGTAGAAGTAGCAACAATGGGGCAAATAGATGCTCAACAAAGTGGGCTTACAGCAGGTGAAACATATTTTGCTCAAAGTGATGGTTCACTAACAGTAGGTAAAGCATTATCTGCAACAAAAATACTAATTCAATAAGGAGTAAACAATGCAAACAATAGTAAGAAACGGAACTAATATTAGTCTTTATTATCTAACCGATAGTAAGACTGTAGATATTACTTCTACAGGAACCACAATCAGTGAAGGTGGTACGCCAGAACTTATTATATCAGATTGTACTACAAGTAATGCAACACTACACACAGGTGTAGATGAACAAGCTACTTGGTGGGGTTGGAAATATAAACATGATGGTTCTTCATGGTCAGCTAATACAGATTTTAAAGGTATGAATAACCTTACATCTGACATTAATGACTCTGTAACAACTATTCCTGTTGTTAATACAAACCCATTTACAGCTTCTGGTACTGTAAAAATAGGTAATGAAAAAATTACTTATACTGGAGTAGATGGTACAAATCTTACAGGTTGCACTAGAGGAGCTGCATCGACAAGTGCTGCAAGTCATACCTCTGGCGATTCTGTAGAACAAATATAATAAGGAGTAATCATGCCTAAAACTACTGCAAGTGTAGTAAATCAAAAAATAGATGACCATGTAGATGCGTGTAGT